AATAAAACAGCACTATCCACAATTTATTCTCAACCACCAGCTGTTACTATAAAGCAACCGGATGGTTCGGCAGACCCATCACAAGGAGCAGTAGTTCTTCCTGTTCTAACTAGAAATGCTGTAACGACATATACTCCACAAAATGTTAAATCTGTTGCAGCAGAATATGGATCTGGTAATGCTAATGTGTTTACTGCAGATCTCGTAACTAACGATCAAAAGTTTGCAGAGATTCGACCGGTCACAGATTTTACTTTCTTTGGAGCAAAAGGTTATAACTTTATTGAATCGACTAGTTTCAGTGCAGACGCTAGTACTTTGTTGCAGCAAGGAGATATCGTTCAGTTTGCTGATGTAGATAACAACTTAGTACGTGCTGTAGTTAAGTATGCCACAGAAAATTCTGGTTCGTTGAAATCCAGAGTTTACTTAGATAATATTCTCCCTGGTGATGTTGTTAATGCTAGTATCGTTAGATTGCGTCCAAGAGTAGACAACTCAGGAAAAGGAACTCTCCTATTCCCAACAGGAAGTAATCAAATCAAAAAAATTGTTGCGTCTGCAGATCAATCAAATATTAACTATTTCTTTAGAAGAGATTTTGTTACTACAGCATCTTCTGGTGGTGGTATTATTACATTCGCAGCGCAATTAGATTTTGGAACACAAAGATTTGCTCCATTTACTGAAGAAAATTATGTTATTACTGTACTAGATCCAGGCGATGCTCCTAACGTACATACTGGAGACATTGTTTATGTAGATCCAGATAGCGTAGTTATCACTTCTTCTACAGACACTGCTAGTGGACTATCTTCTGGTGCTATTAGTTTAACTTTAGCATCAACATATTTTGGTGATATTGCTATTAATGGTACATATCCAAAACTGAAGTTAACGGCAACAGTAGAAGTCCAAAATGCGAAACCAAGACTTAAGACATCTATTGAAAATAGGAGGATTGTAGTTACATCTTCTGGTGATAGAGTTATTCCTTTCAGAGGAACTGACTATGATAGTGAAGTTGTAGAGACTCTTTCTTATTCAGATGCCTATAGACTTAGATACGTTTATGAAGGTAGTGCTACACAACCGCCATCAGTAGACGCTGCAGGAAATCTTGTTTCTGGTTCAGATGTTACTGATAGATTTACGTTTGATAATGGTCAAAGAGATACAATCTATGATGTTTCTAGAATTGTATTAAAACCCGGAGTCGAGCAGACAGCAGGACAATTAGTAATTGCATTTGATTATTTCGATCATTCTGCAGGTGATTTCTGTGCGGTTGATAGTTATACTCACGAAGCAGGAGTAATTGAAGAAGAGATCCCCTCATTCAACTCTTCTGTTCTAGGTATTGTCAATTTAAAGAATGTTCTAGACTTCAGACCAAAAGTAGATTCGACTGCTACTATTAGTGGTTTCCAAGACAAGGCATCTCTTTCCACTACTGTTGGACCATTTGCAAGTTCTGGATCTATTATTGCATCCACTCCTGCTCCAGATTTGACACTTCCATATACACTACAATTCAGTCAAGTACAATACCTTGATAGAATTGATGGAGTGTTCTTGAATCAGAAAGGACAATTTATTATTAAAGAAGGAAACTCTTCGTTAAATCCATCAAAACCAGATCCGGTTGATGATGCAATTGTTCTATTCTATGCGTATATTCCAGCATACACTCAGAACAGTAAAGATGTAAGAATTACACCTATCGATAATAGTCGTTATACGATGCGTGACATCGGTAAATTAGAAAAACGTATCGAACGTCTTGAGTATTATACCACACTCAGCATTCTAGAGCAGCAAGCTCTCAACATGCAAATCAAAGATGAAATCGGATTTGATAGATTTAAGTCAGGTTTCTTGGTTGATAACTTTGAATCCCATAGATCAGGCAATCTTCAATCCTTGGATTATCAATGTTCTATTGATTCTCAGCAATCAGTTTTACGTCCACAATCAAAAGAAGATTCTTTAATTCTAAAAGAATACAATACCAGAGAAGACCAGAGAGTTGTATCTGGATATAAAAAATCTGGAGACATTGTAACTCTACCATACACAAATTTAAGTCTTCTTGGAAATTCATTTGCTTCCAAGACTTTAAATCCAAATCCTTTCGTTGTTCTTCAATATGTTGGAGATGCTGACATTAGTCCAAGTATCGATCAGTGGTACGACCAATCTTCTGCACCACTAGTTGTTGATACAAATACCGATCTATACAAAATTTTCTTGTCTAAAGTAGATGTAAAAGAAAGTTTCTCTAGTTTACATAATTCTTTTATTGTTAACTGGGTTGGATCTTCACCCGCATTTACATCTATCAATTCTCTTGGAGAAAATAATACGTTAGACGCACAGAAGTCTATTAGTTTAGCATCTGTTGCAAGTTCGTCTAATATTAGTCCTAAGAATAATGAAGTTGGTAAAGGAATACAAACAAAAACTGTAAGAGGTAATACGGTTTCTTCTTCTCTGCAGTTCTTTGCTAGAAGTGTACCAATTAAGTTTGTTGTAAGAAGGTTAAAACCAAATACTGCTATTTCAATTTTCTTGGAAGGAAGAAACATCAGTCGTTGGGTCAATCCAGATTTAAGATTTACTGGAGTTGCTGGCAATTCACTTTCAGCGTTTAATGGAACAGTTCAAACTGATGAGAATGGCAATGCTAGTGGATTAATTTTACTGCCTGCAGGTGCTGCTCCTAGAGAGAACACAACTTGGGGCGGAGATGTTGATGGTGTGGATTATGATTCTACAGCAGAAGAGTTAAGAGTTCCTACGGGAGTTAAGACATTTAGATTCACATCTAGTTCTACCGATGCTAATAAAGCAACAGTAGATACATATGCAGAAGTTAAATATTATGCCACCGGTATTTTACCAGAAAATCCTTCCAGCATTATCTCCACAAAACCATCATTCTTTAAAGCAAATGAAGGAGTTCAGTTTGTAAATAGCAATACGGACAATCCAATCAGACCGAATCCACTAGCTCAAACATTCAAAGTTGAAAACTACGAGGGTGGAGTATTTACTACTGGAGTAGATCTCTTCTTTAGTAAAAAGAGTGATAAAATTCCACTCAAGGCATACTTAACTAATGTAGATTCTGATAAACCAGCAAAGAATGTTATTCCAGGAACGGAAAAAATTCTATCGCCATATTCATTCCTTAAGTTTTATACCAATGGAAATGTGTATGTTACTAAGGGAGAAACTATAACTGGAGCAACATCTGCTGCTACAGGTCCAATTGAAACTATTTACGATAAGAACGGCACAGAATTGATTGCATCTTCTTCTGGTAGATTTTTGTTGACAAACGAACAAGTATATACTCTTGCATTAAGTAACAATAACGGAAGATCATTTAAAGCAAACGAGCAACTAATTATTCCTTCTGTTACTATAGCAAATAATACAGAAGGAACTAATTCCATATTAACAATTGCAAAAGATAGTGGAAAAGTTTCATCTATTAAAATTACAAATCCTGGAACTAATTACGAGAATGCAATTATTACAGTTGAAAGTCCACAATTACCTGGAGGTTCTGTTGCAACCGCTAGAGTTGAAGTTTCTGGTGGAAAAATATATAACGCTGAAATTTCCCTAAATGGATTTGGATACACAGAAGCACCATCAGTGGTCGTAAGAGGCATCGGTAATGGCGCTGGAGGATGCGTTCTTGAAACTAACATAGAGATTGATTCTCCAGCAGTTAGAATGGGTATTGCAGTCGATTATGAAGGGGTTACAAACTCCACTACTCCAACACATTTTGAATTCGATCATCCTGTATATTTGCAGAATGATACCGAGTATGCCTTAGTCGTTGAAACAGATTCTGTTGATTACGAGATGTGGGTATCTAGACTAGGTGAGACTGATGTTGCTACTAGCACAGTTATTACAACACAACCATCTCTTGGTTCTGTTTACAGATCACAAAATACTGAAAACTGGACTGAAGATATTTTTGAAGATCTTAAGTTCACTCTATACAGAGCAGAGTTTGATATTACAAGATCTGCAGAATTGTTACTAACAAATGAATCTCTTGGATACAATTTGTTAAACAAAAATCCATTTACCACTAATGCAACATCTAACACAAATGCTACATCAAAACTATTTGGAAATAACAATTATATTATAAGAGTTAATCAAAGAGATCATGGTTTTGAAGATAGTGGAAACTCTTATGTATTCTTTAAAGGAGCAAAAGAAACAGGTGGTATTACATCAAGTACTTTGAATAATACTTTGTTTAAAGTTACCAATAGTGGTATTGATACATTTAATATTACTTCCCCAGTTGCTGCTACCGGCAATCTTTCTGGAGGAGGTGAAGTAGTCTATGCATCATATAATAGAAAGTTTGAAACTTTATATCCACAAGTTCAGTATTTGAATTTTACTGGAACTAAGTTAGATACATCAATTAAAACTACAAATGTAATTCCAGTTGATTCAACAACGTCAACTTATACGACATATTCACAAACTGATTATGAAAAAACTTTCTTAAACGAACCACATTATTTTACCAACCAAAAATTTGTTGCTTCTACTATCAATGAAACATTAAATAATATTGATGAATCATTGATGTATAAATTAGATCTATCTTCAACAGTATCTTACTTGTCTCCAGTAATTGATTTGAGTACAAGCAGTGTCAAGACTATCACGAATAGAATTGAAAATGCCGAAGGTCAAGAAGATAGATATGGCAGAAGAGATCAAGTAATTACTTTCTACCCAATCTATAAATTTAGTGTTGGAGGAACATCTGGTACAGCTATTCAAAATAATCAAGCAATTGAAGGTTATACATCTAAAGCAGTAGGATCTATTGCTAAAGTAGATGGAACTACTATCTGGGTTAGATTAAAGACATCACAATACTTTAAAAAAGGTGAAAGATTGAGTTTAGGAAATCAACCGTCGTTAACTGAAGAAGTAAATGGTGTAACTTTACCAGCAGCATCTGTTGATACTAATCCAATTCAAGTATTCATTACCGATATTGATGATGCTGCAACTATTGTAGCACGCAATCCATCAGTTATTACTGAAACATATGATAATATTATCAGTGGTAAAACAACCATCTGGAATAGTCAAATTCAAGAGTTAACTGTGAGAGTTGATACACAACCAGTTGAAGATGATTTTACTGGAAGAATTAGAGACAGTGCATCATTCAATAGAAACTCTGTAGTCAACGATCAATTTGATGATATCTTTAGAGTTGGCGACCTTGTTAAGTATCCAAATCAAGATGATGCAGATGCATATTTCTTAGAAGTTGCAAAATTAGAATATACAACTGGCACTTACTTTGTTCCAGATAACTCTTCTAAAAATAGTTCTTCTGTTGCAAAATATGTAACTAAAGAAATTTCCATTGCAAATCCAGCAACAGCAATTGACGTTCATCTAACTGTAAACATTAAAGATATTAAAAATCTAGAAGTCCTTTATAAGTTTAAGACGGCATCGTCTCAAGAAAACTTAGATGATCTAGATTGGATTTATTTTAATGGAAACGGTCAACCAGATTCATCTGAAATTGCAACTCCAGAAAATAATATTTCTAGTGTTGTAGAAAAACAATCTTCATATCAGGAAATTGTATTCAGTGCTGCTAATATTCCAGAGTTCTCGTCATTTGCAATTAAAATTGTTATGAAAGGAAATGATCCTGCATATGTTCCGAAGATTCAAGATATTCGTGCAGTTGCTGCTTTCTAATGTCATACATTAAAGTACAAGGTTATGATGGTCTTGTTCGAGATAAAACTACAGGTGCTATTTTGAACAACGACCATTCAGCAATTGAAGCTAGACGCAAGCAGAAAAATCTTAATGCTGCTCTAGAAGACATAAATAACTTGAAGGAAGAAATATCTGAAATAAAAGCATTACTTAAAGAGTTTGTAAAAAATGCCAGCAATTAACGTAGCTAAAACTGATACCTTTGAAAAACAGAGGCAAAAAATAAATCAGATA